CATTGCTCTCCATAGCAGTAAGACCTTGACAAAGCGATTTATCAAATCTTACATTTAATGCTGATAGGGGGTTTGGAGATCCTGTTGCTGAAGAAGTTCTTCCAGATTTAAATAGTGGAACTCTATTAGTTGCTAATGTATTAATTTCTGCTGTCGTTGCAAACGAACATACTCCTTTATGATAAAAATTTGCTTGTGTATGGCTATAACCAGCGGAGACCATTTCTACATTTGTATTGTTTTCGTTTCTTAAAGTTAATAGTGCAACGTCTAAAATATTTGGTTCTATTGTTGATATTGTAGAATATCTTTTTATATATCCTATTTGAGTTGATGATATAGAGTTTGTTATACTACTTGGTGCTGTGGGATAATTTAAACAAAATTTAATCTCTGGCGAAGATAACCAAGGGGTGGAAGTTCCCCAAAGATCTGATTGATACATATTAAAATCTGAAGTGTCTTCCAAAGTTCCGTATAAATTAAATGAAGTAATTTTTTCATTTATAGGTCGTGCATCATAATTTTGCAAAACTAAAGCAGCAACGTGAGCGTTTGTTATTCCTACTACAGTATTATCTGTAGTATCTAGAACTATTCCTCCTAGTGTTCCATATCCTCTGTTTTGTCCTCTTGGTCTACCTGCTATTTGTATTCCTCCTCTTAAGGGTCTTTGGTGTGACACATGTTCTCCCATAGGCCACCAACTTCCAGCTAAAAGTCCACATCCAAAACCCCAAGGACCCTGTCCTTGTGGTTTTGGTATACATGGAGAATTATCAAATTCTACACATGGTAGTGCTTCTATTTTTTTAGATTCTAAAACGTCTGTTTCATATTCTATATTTTCTATTTTTATTTTTTTTGGAAGAAGATCTTCTTTTTTTAATTGTGATTGTGGCAATTTTTTTTCTACAACAAATTGAACACAAAGATCGTTTGTAATTTGTCCATTTTTTACCTTTAAGCCAATATTCACTCCGTGTATATTTTCAGGAGTGGCCGTCAATAAACTATTTAATGTATTTTCGTTCTCAAGGTTCATATGTTGTAAATACTGTGTAAAATGCTCCCGCTTCCGAAACTCCGTTATAAGCAGATAATGTTTTTGAGGTGGACATATCAATTAATGAATTTTCAATAGTTAAAAATGCTTTAGCATTATTTATAGAAGAACTGGATAATGTTATGTATAAAACATCTTTTGGTAAAAGTGTAAAAGAAGAATTTATAATTTCAATTTTAACATCGGGAAATGTAGTAATACCACTAAAAGAGTTTATCAAAGTATTTGATATAAATTTTTGTTTATTTGCAGAATTTCCTATTGATAAAGAAACGTTTGTACTTGGTGATTCTAATATGATAGTGTTAATTTTATCAACAAGCATCATATAACCTTCTGGAACTTCAAAAGTGCTTAAAGAAACGACATTTGAAGAATCAAAAGACATTTCTTTAGTTTGCAAATAATTTTTAAAATTATTTGCAAAATTTGAATTGTTTATCCTGTGTTTTGAATAATTTCCTTTATTTTTAGAAATTACTGTAGATGTTTCTTTATATCCTTCATCATATCCTATTTTTATATTATTATCTTCTATGTTTAATAAATTATTTCCAATTAAATATGAATTTTTAGAAATTAGAATATTTTTTAATCCTAAAGCATAAGAACAACTACCTTCGATATAATTGCAAGAACCTACAATAATACCATCATTAGAATTCAAATAATTAAATTTTCCAGCTAATATAGCTGCTGTAGGAAGTTCTGAAGTCCAATTAGTGTCTTGTATTTCTATTTTTGCAAAATTATTAAAACCACCTCCTATAAAAGTAAAATTAGAAAAGGCTTGATTACAAGCACCACCAACTATTGAACCATAAAAACCGTCAACTTTGTTACACACACCCCCTCCTATAAAAGAAAAAGCTGCATTTGTAGAATTGTTGTAATCTCCAGATCCTATAAAATTAGAATATCCCAAAGCACAATTATTTCTTCCAGATCCTATAAAAGTACTTCCCCAACTATTATCTAAAATACAATTAAAAAACCCAGAATTTATAGATGAATAATCTGCATATACTTGATTGACTATTCCCGCTCCAATTGAAGAAAAACAACCATATATAAAATTTTCACCACCTCCTAAAATAGATGAAAAGGTTCCTCCTACTAAACATCCAAATCCTCCATTATCTCTTAAGCAACTATAACCAATTCTATTAAAAAATCCTCCGCCTATAAAGGATCCTTGTGATGGTATTATGTTACATAAACCCCCTACAATCGAAGAATCTATTCCTGTTATAGTATTTTTACAACCCCCTAATATAGAACTGTTTTTTCCGCCTACTATACAATTACGCTCTCCTCCTCCTATAAATGCATTTTTAGATTCGGTACCTACGCTAAAAAACGGAAATTGTCCTTCTGATTGAATGGTAATCAAAAGTGCGCTTGCATCTGGAACTGATGTTGACAATATTTTATTGCAATCACCCCCTATAATTGTTGTATTTCTGATATCTACTACTGCAGGATTTGTATCTAATTGTCTACAAATGCCTTCTGGCATTAAACCTATTATACTATTATTATTACCTCCTCCTATAAGTGCATTCGATCCTTCCCAATAATAGACGTATCCTATACCCGAAACTGCACTGTTATATGGAGAATTTTCGGGTCTTACTGTATTGTTTAAATCTAAAGAAAGTATTTGATTATTAGAACCAGCTACAATAGTAGAAGCGGAAACATTATTAAAATTTGTTATTGTTTTATAGTTTGGTATTATTGACTGGGAACTTAAATTTATTTTAAAACTGTCTGTTTCATTTTTTAAATTTAAAATATTTTGAATGTTTGTTCTAATTTCTGAACTTCCATCTGATTTATACCCTACTAAAAAATCTCCAGTTAAAGGAATTGTTCTTAATTCAAAATCTGTAAATCTTTTAGACATAAATTTAATTTATTAGTTATATTTATACTTAGTAAGTGATAAATATTTCTATGAAACATTTATTGGTAATTTTATCTTTAGTATTTTTGACAGGTTGTGCAACTAAAGTAAAATATGTTGAAAAACAATCTGAAGAATTGAGTCAAGCTGTTTATGGTACTAAAGACTCTATAGAAGTCGCTAGAATTGATTTAGCAGAAAAATACATCAATCAAGCTTCTCGTTTGGTAGCTCCTCCTAAAAATAGGGCAAAAATTGAAGCTATTGTTAAAAGCAAAAACGAAAAAGAAACAGAAAGAGTTTTAATTTTACCAAACTCCAATAAAAATGATAAAGTTGTATTTGTAGATTCTCCTGAATATTTGGATTTAACAAAAGATGCAAGAATTGCCCAACAATTAAAAACCGAACTTCAAAATTGGCAACTTTATACAAAAGAAGTTGATCGTAAATTGACTGAGCAATATGAAGTGCAAAATGAAATGATTGTAAAAATTCAAGATTTAGAAAAACTAGTTTTAGAAAAGGATAAAAAACTTTTAAGAAAAGACATTGCTATCCTTTGGAGAAATATTGTTATTGTTTCTCTCATAGGTGTAATTGGTGTTGGAGTTTATTTAAGAATAAAAGGAGTTTTATAATATGTGGGAGAGGATTACAGACATTGCAAAAAATGCAACAGCTTTTTTACATGCTGGAAGAGTTCCGCCCAATACTCCTATTCAATATAGAGAAGATTTTAGCAAAATTAACTTTTTTTCATCAAAAAAATTTTTTATAGTTTTTTCTTCTATAGTTTTATTGATGTTTTTTTATTTAATTAGTGTTGGTATATTATTTCTAACTTCATTTTTTCCCGAAATAACACAACCTTATGTAACGATATTTGTAGAGAGTATTAAAATTTTTGCAATTATCATTTCTGTATATTTAGGTTTACAAGCCACTATCGACTTTAAGTATCAAAGCAACTCAAACACATCAAATGAATCATATAACAGTGTTGAAAAGATTGAAGAAAAAATAATAACAGAAGAAACTATCAAATATGCCAACATATATAAAAATGATCCATCATATGCTCCTTTAGAATGGGTTTTTAATCAGGAGGAAGTACGATGAGAGTTTTAAGAAAAGGTGATTTTGGTGAGGAAGTTAAACAATGGCAATTGTTTTTACAATCCGCAGGGTATAAAGTACATCCTGCTGACGGAGCTTTTGGTCCTATAACAGAAAGAGAAACTTTAAAATTTCAAGCAGCAAATGGTCTTAAACCTGATGGTATAGTTGGTCCCAAAACATGGCAATTTATAACAACAGTAAGCAACAATACTCCTTTATCACAAAAATGGCCTAAACAAGATTATAAGTCAATGGTTAATTTTTATGGACCTGTTGGTGAAAATCAGACAAGTTTAGATTTGCCTTATAAATTGAAGTTAGCATGGAATTTAAACACATCTTTATCAAGAGTAACTTGTAATCAAAAAATTACAAAGTCTTTATATACAATTTTTGAAAAAACTTTAAAAACATATGGAGAAAAAGAAATAGAAAAATTGAGATTGAATGTATTTGGAGGTTGTTTGAATGTAAGGAAAATGCGTGGAGGTTCTTCTTGGAGCATTCATAGTTGGGGAGCGGCCATAGATTTAGATCCGGACAATAATCAATTAAAATGGGGAAGAGATGAAGCATCCTTTGCAAAAAAAGAATATGAAGATTTTTGGAAAATTGTGGAATCAGAGGGTTGGACAAGTTTAGGTAGAAGTAGAAACTTTGATTGGATGCATTTCCAAGCAGCTAATCTTTAATTTTAAAGAACTTCATTAAAAATTCCAAATCTTCTCCTGTAGGATCTCCTAATCTTATATTTTTATAATATCCTTTAGATTTAAAAGATAAAGAATGATCTTTAATATCTATAAAATATTTTGTTTTATTTTTTAAAACTTTTTTAATACTTTTACAAAATTTATCAGATTCTTTAAAGTATTTTGAATATTCAGAAGGTAATTTAATATCTTTATAAATTGAAAATATTTTTATATCTAAATCCTTAAAAATTATTATAATACTCTCTAAAATTTTGTCAACTTCTTTTTCTAAGAAAAATTTAAAATATTTTTCTTTTTGAGTTATTAATTTATTTTCTAAAAGACCCCAATCGTCAAAGTCTTTTATTATATTATTTGCTAATATTGTAATGTATTCGTATATTGGGAATAATATTACTCTTTGTGAATTATAATAAATTAAAAAGTCTTTAATTTTTTCGGACATTAAAATTCATTATAGCATCTACCAAAGTTTTTTCAACTATTTCTTGTGGAAGATTTTCAGAAGCTTCTAAAACTATTTTAGAAAAACATTCCAATTGATTTTTAAATTTATTTTTAAATTCAACAGCTTTGATAAGTTGTTGTTTATCCATATCTTTATATGTTGGAGTTTCTTGTAAAGAAAAGGCTTCCATTAAAGGTTCTGTTATTGAAGCTACTATACCAGCCATTCTTTTATAAAGTCTGTCTAAAGGAGATTTATAAAAAGAGCCTTCTTCTAAAATTGATCCGACCATATTGAATAAATAAGTCAAAATAGCTGCTTTTTCAGTTTTTAAAGCAGCACTGTTTAAGTATTCAGGACCTCTTACATGAACAGTTCCATATGGATTGTATAAACAACCCCCTCCTAAATTAGGTGAACCACAGTAAATACATTTACCCGGTTCATCCATATGCACATGAGTACTCGTCGGAGAATATAAACAAGGTCTACCATAAGAAGGGGAACCGCAATATATACAGCTGGTGTTATTATCCATTTTTAATATTTACTCAGTTCTAATGTTTATACAGATACATTAGTTTAAAAAATTGTTTTTAATTTCTTTTGGAGGAGTACCTATCCTCACATTTATAATACCATTATAATAATCATCTCTTAAAAGAACATTGTTGTTTATTTGCTCTTTTATTTCTTCGTATGCCAATTCCCATTTAGAATTGCATGTTTTTAATATTTTAAAGGTAAATTTTTCTTTTCCATATTTTTTTATATCTTCATTCAAATCAGAAGAAGAACTAGTATAATTTTTCCAATCAGATTGTGTTTTATATATTCTATTTCTAGTTTTTCCCTTCAGTGGCTTTCTTTTAATCCTCATAAAGCACTGTTTTTTTCCTATATATTTTTTATTAGTTATATTATTGGTTATTTCGTATATAAAACCAAAAGTTTCTTCATTTAAAGAAACATTTTCACATAAAATCCAATGCCCAGAGTCTATCATAAGGTTCTTTGTAGATTTCTTCTAATTATTGGAAATTTTTTTGATTTTTTTCTGGATTTTTTTCTTTTTTTAGGTCCTTTTACAGAAGGTTTACCTGCAATTGACATTGCAGCATATATATTTGGGTCTGTGGTTACGTTACCAGGTCCATCACCAAAAACACCACCAGGAAATCCCGCAGCATTCATATCTTCCATTATATTATCAAATAGTTGTTGAAATTTATTAAACATATATTATAATAGTGTATATATTATATTTATGTTAATAATAGAAGAATTCAAAAAAGAACTTCAGGAAGACACAAGAATAGATGAAATGAATTTGCTAGAAAAGCAAATGATGTTACCTGCTATTAAACATAAATGGGTTGCTAGATTGATAGAAGAAAAGAGAAATTTAAATAAATTAAATAGAAAAAAGAAAGAATTAAAAGAAAAAGTATTCGACACTTTACAAAAAAATGGAATACCAACAGGAATTCCTAAATCTAATTTAGATAAAAAAATAGAATCTTCAGAATCTGTACTTAAAATCAATGAAGATATAGAAAATTCCGAAATAATAATAGAATATTTAGAAAAAGTAGAATCTATATTTAAGAGCATGACTTTTGATCTTAAAAATATAGTTGAAATTACTAAAATGGAAACTACATGATATTTTTAGATTTAAAAAACAATCAAGGAATTATTATAACAGATTCTGGGTTGTTAGAAATTGTTAGAGATTATTTTTCTATACAAAATCCAGCCTATAATAGAAACATTACATATTCACCTTCAAGACTATATGCAATAACACCAAGTGGAAAATTTGATGTCGGACTTACAGGAGAAATAACGAAATTTTTAGAAGAAAATCATTATTCATATAACATTTCAGAAAATTTAAAAAAAGAATATAAATGTGGTTTTTTGAATTGTGGAATTAAAAAATTAAAGTTTGATTATAGGGATTATCAAGAAAAATCTATAATAGCAGCAATTGATCAAGGAAGAGGTATTACAATAATACCAACAGCGGGTGGTAAAACTTTAATATGTGCAGGTTTAATAGAATCTATTAGAAGTGCTTTAAATGACAAAGAAGCATTTGTGTTAGTAACAGTTCCTACAATTCAATTAGTAGAACAAACAGCCGATGATTTTATTTCATATGGCCTTAAAAATGTAACAAAGTGGTCTGGTAAAAACAAACCAGATCCAACTTCAAATATAATTGTAGCAGGTACTCAATTGCTTTTAAGTAAAAAAACTGATCTATCTATTTTAGATAAAGTTAAAATACTTTTAATAGATGAGTGTCATTCTTTAAGAAGAGGAAATGAAATAAATAAAATTTTAAAATTAATCAAAACACCACATAAGTTTGGATTTACAGGAACAATGCCAAGTTCAAAAATAGATCAATGGAATATAATATCAAAATTAGGACCCATTACTTTTGAACAAAAAACACAAACACTTAAAAATCAAGAATATATATCAAATTTTAGAATAATAATACTAAAAATAAACCACAAAACAAAACCTTTAATACAAAATACCGCAAATCCTACTAAAAACTATGAAAATGAATTAGAATTTTTAATAAAAAATGAAGAAAGAAATGAAATAATATCAAATCTTGCTTTAAAACTTGAAAATAACACTCTTATAATGGTAGATAGAATAAATCACGGGGAAAATATAGAATTTTTATTAAAAAAAATAAATAAAAACAGAAAACCCATTTATTTTATAAGAGGTTCTACAGAAATTGAAGATAGAGAAACTGTAAGATCTCTTATGAATGAAAGAAATGATGTTATAGTAATAGCAATATCAAAAATATTTAGTACAGGTATCAACATTCCCAATCTTCATAATATAATTTTTGCATCTGCAGGTAAAGCTAAAATTAAAATAATGCAATCTATAGGAAGAGCATTGAGATTGCATCCAACTAAAACAATGGCAAACATATTCGACATTGCAGATAACACTCGATACGCTAAGTTACATTTAGCAGAAAGATTAAAATTATACAAAACCGAAAATTATGAATACAAAGAAAAAGAATTATAAAAAAAAGTTAAAAATGATAGAAAAACTTGAAAACTCGTATGATGAAGAAGATGAGTTTATAGTAGAACAAGAAGAAGATGAAGAAGAAACCTATCCTTATGAAGAACCTTATGTTGAAGAAGAGGAAGAGGATGAATTAGACGAAGTAGAAAATAAAAAAACTAAAAAACCAAAAGAAAAAATAGATAAAACCAAATTTTATGTAGATCCTAAAGATTTTGATACTAAAATTATGGAATAT